CCCACATATTAGGCAACTCGGCACTATACCCCTCATTCATTGGAGCAAGTATAGCTACATCATTTTGCACATATACAATCCTATCATACTCCTCATCTACAAACCTGTAATACTTACAACCTTCATTGCCTTTATTATTAATGCCATATTGCTTTATTTCGCTTGCTGGTATATAGAAACAAACATATTCTAACTCCCTACCTTCTGATATGTAGTCATGTATAGATGTAACACGTTTGTATGTTGGGTATGGCTCACCGTCATTGTGTTCCATAAATATCAATCCCATCGGGTCAGTATCAAATGCTGGCTTTGCGTATGTTTCAACCCATTTTCTCAATCCTATACCACCGCCATAATTAGACATGGCATCAATTATAACCTTCTCTTTACGCTTACTATTCGTATATGATATACTGCCACCTTTAGTAGTAAATACTTGACCTTCCTCTCTTAATAGTCGTTTAAATAGGTCTTTAGTTGATACCGCATATCTACGCCTAGTAGCTGCTATATCGTCATTCTCAAACGGTTCTAGCGTCTTTAATGCAGCTCCCATACCTTCACCAGTAACATGCATCATTAACTGCCTGTTGACCTCTTTAGCCCAATCAAGGTTAGCCTTATTACGTGGTCTAACTATAATGCTACCTATTTCTTTTAAATCGTAACTACTCATGAGTGCAAATATAATATTTATTAACTAATCCAAAGATTATGCTTTTTAGCTGAAAACTTCTTAAACTCATCTTTAAGTACTGTTGTGATAAAATATCGCTTTGTATCTGAAAAGTGACCTACAGGCTCATAGCTTTGCCCTGTTAGCTTATCTTTTATCTTTGTTTTTAACATCGTACCGTCTTGCGCCTCTTTAGTCGTAAGGTAGTCATCTATACTTACACCGCATGTATCTGATATACTTATCCTATATCCGTTATGTTCATTTTCGTATATCTCATTTATAAATGCTGCCGACATACTTACTGATGGGTGCGCCTTTTGAACTCTGTTCACTATCACAAATCGAAATAACTAGCACTATTAGCATCTACTACACTTCTGTTGTTGCCTGATGGGTCACCATAGATATACAATACATCTTCATATCCGATTGATACAAGGTACTTAGCTAATCGCATAGCAGACTTAGGTGCGTTGTTATCGGGTCCTTTACATGGTATCTCGTGTACTTGTTTAATGTGCTTGCCGTTAATTTGCCATAAAGACAAAGTAACGTAAGGTGATACGTTTTGGTCACATGATATGTGTATTGTTTTATCTGTGTCTATCTCTATTGGGTGTACGTGCTTATCCTCGCTAAATTGTTTCCAAAACTCACCACCAGTGCGAATAATACCACGCTCACCGTTAGCATATATCCTATATAGGTTAGGTTTTTTTATCCTTAAATCCTCAAAGTTTTCTAATGCGTGTGTGTCTATGTTACCACCGCCATTAGGTCTGCCAACTACCCAATAGTTATCCCTGTACGTAAGTTTAATCCATATACTGTCACCTTTAGCATTGATACGCTTAAATGAGTAATCTTCATTAAGTTGGCTATATTCCCGACTTTCAATATGTAGCGGTAAATCTTCCCATTCCTGTACATCTATTAGGTTCTCGTATTGCCATAGTTTTGCACTAATAGGATTCCAGTCGCATATAAACTTTTGGTTTTGTCTACCCCTTAACCTTAACTTAGCTTGCTCAAATAAATGTTCCTCAAACTGATTGAACTCATTGAAATACACTACATTAAATCGCTCAATACCTTTGATATTTTCCTCATCATCTAAGCCACGAAAACGAATGTTACTTTTATCATCTTTACCTTTAAATAGATGTTGTTGCATTTCGTAGTAATCAAACTCCATGCCATAACTAGCCATCTTAAATGCAGCATATACACTATCATTAACATCAACTAACTGTTTTCTAAATACCATTGATGAATATTCATTTACAAATCCATCAATTAATAATGATTGGCATATAGTGTATGTCTTAGCAGCACTACTACCACCCTCTATAAATATGTACCTTATGTTCTTATCCCTTAGCAGTGGCATTAAGTGCCAAAACAATGGATTAAACCCTTTAGGACTGAATTTATATTGTTTGGTGAAATTACTCAAATGATACGTTTTTAACGCTGGTAGTCACATCTGCTTCAACTTGTATCTTATCACCGTACTCTTTAGGTGCAAGTTTAGATAACAACCATTTACGTGAATCAGTCTGCAACTTAGCACGGTTAACCGCAGCACTATTACCAGTCTTACCTAAATCACCGTCTAATACATCACCGCTTTTATCGTCTGATATTGTAAGTATCTCACCAGCAAGTATAAGTAGTTGCATATTCTTCGCACGTGCGTATTGTTCAATTCTTTGTGGCGAACTCTCTTTAAAGTTCCAAAAAGTGCCAACACTTATATCATAATCTTGCATTATAACTTGAATACCTTTAGAAGTATTTGAGGTTATCTCACATATTTGGGTGAATATCTCATCATTCATTTTGCCCATAACATTGTATTTTATGCAAATATAGTGAATAATACACCAACCTAAAAACCCCATGCAGTATCACAATAAAAAATATCTCAAAATAAATACACTTTGTATTACTTTTTCAATTACCTTTACATCATCAAAGCAATAACGCAGCGATAAAAACACACAGTTATGACACACTACCAACCAAAAGCGTCTTTTATGACAAACGCAAACGCTATAAGAATTACATTAGATGGATTTGATGTTTTGATTGCATTGCATGTAGGCGGCAAATTCAAAGCTACATTTATGAATGCTACCGAGCATACAGAATACTACAACGAAATACTTTTTGATATGCTGTTTGATACTACTGATGCTGCTATAAAGCAGTGTAAGTACTATGTTAGTAACATGCTTGAAAGTGCTTACGAAATGGCTTACGACCTTTAATACTTAACCTAACACCACACAGGGCGCAGCATCTCACACTGCATTAAACAAACTATAATTTATATTATGACACACACAATACAAGCAGGTAACACATACTATGACCGCAGGTATCAACAATACTTCACTTTAGAAAATTTAATACCACCACCGCCAGATAAAGATTGGAGTAGTGAACAATATCAGTATGTATTAGATGAATGGAGTAAAGATAATGAGAATAGATTTGTAGCTCGCTATGATAGCGGCAAGATAGACTTTATGTTTATCAATTGGATTGAACACCACATTAACGGCAAACAATACCTACCTAAAATATTTTAACATGGAATACACAAACATCATACGTAACGGAGATATTTATTTAAACGTATTTAACAACGGTAATTTAGGGCTACCAATGATAGCTAACATACCAATGGAGAACGAAGATAAGGTACTTGCATTGTACGGTAATCAGCCAAATTTTACTATTGAGTATTGCGGTTGCAGATACATTATGAACTGGGTTGTTGGTAGAGAACCAAACTATTTTAAATCATGCTAAAAATAGTTGTACTTTTATTTGGTTAGTAATACAACTTGAATTAACTTTGATAAAAATTAAACAAAACACAAAATGACACAGACACAAAACAACATGGGATACACAGTAATAATATTAGACAAAAATGGAGTTATGGTTATGGATAGAGGATTAACAGAAATAGAGGCAAACGAAAAGAGAATGTATTATTACAATGGTGGTGAAGATGCAAGTGTAATAACAGACAAGACGGCAGAAATAATGTGCTACTAATCATTACCATCGGGGTGCAGCATCCAACCAACTGCAAAACTTTTCAAAATAAATTAGGTTAGTAATCACACAATAAAAACACATATTTTATGAACACACAATTTAAAGTAGGGCAAAAAGTAAGAGTGATTACCGCAAGTACAGGAACTGATTTGAATGTAAGCGGTTGGGTAGGTGAAATTATAGAAGTACAATCTGATAATTTCATAGGTATCAGATTTGACAATTACCCACTACTTTACTGCTTTTCTGATGACGGAATTACGCTGAATGTAGAGATACTAGGGGCTGATACTAAACAGCCCGTAATGTGGCGTAAAATTGACCCAAACGATATACCAATAGATACTGTTGTAGCTATGCACATTGATGAACCTGCAATTATATTTATGGGAAGTTTAGAATTAGATAGACATAATGAAATAACTATTTATATCGGTAACGGTCAATACTTGCCAAACTTCACCCACTACATCCCACTATCCGACCTGATTAATTTACCTATTCAACCATAAAACATGATACGCAAAATAATAATATTCCTAACGCTGCTGCTACTTGCGGCACTAATACAAAACTACTAACATGGACATCAAAACCGATTACGAACAAAACGTACAAAATTTAATATCACTTTTAAAGGTTATACACCCCGAATTAACGCCACTAGATATTTCAGTAATAAAAACAGAAGTACGTGCAATAGTTGTAGGTGTAATTATAGAGATAGGAAACAACATACATTCACTACCTAAACAAATTAGAAACGATGCCTAGAACAATCATAAGTAAAGTAAAAGTACTTGAAGTTTATCCCGATGCGGAGTGCATAGCATCTAATAAAATTGGGTTATTTAGAATAATAGGGAACGGTATAAAGTTTGATAGGCAAACCAGCGAACCTAAAGCATGGGCAAACGCATGGCAAATTATCCGAGCTGAACAACGAAAGAAACAAGGTAACGCACCAAAAGAGATTACCACGATAAGAATAAAACCCACCGTAAAAGCTAACATAATAAAAAAACATGGTAGCGTTCAAAAGTGGGTTGATGCAATGACCGCCACAATATAGCATTAAAGCCCCCTAATCTTTCGATTTTGGGGGCTTTTTATTGTAGGTAGGTGTTACTATGGCTTATACTTTTTAAGGTACAAAATAGCCTCAGCAGTAGCCGTAGCGAGTTTAATATGTTCGCCTTGTTCGTTTGGTAAGTTAATAAACTCATGCTTTATGTTTTCACATATTGCGTTTACTTCTGAAATTGTGCCATGTTTGCAACTTAACACATGACAAAACACCTTTACCGCCACCCGATGCAGTATGTTAAGGTCGGTAAGGTAGTTATTAAATAGTTGGGTATGTTTTTCTTGAGCTATATCCCACCCATCATAAGATACCAGTTCCGTTATTATCTCGTTAGTTGTCATTTTTTATATTTTTCAAAGTGAAATAAAACCTCATTACTTACATCTTTAACCAATCCGTAATCCTTGCACAAACTGTACTTGCTGTTAAGATATTGTAGCTGCTTATGTACTACTGCAATATGTATCCTAAATTGCTCAATACTCTTACTCCCCTTACGCCTTTTACACCTCATGCAAGATGGG